GTTCTAAGGTAAAACTAGCAGATTTAGTAAAACCTAATACTTGGATATCAACATCGGCAGTTGACCAACGATCTAATACATAGTTATAGATAATGAGTTTATCTAATTCTCCCGTTGAGTTGGTTGAAGGATATGCCCATACCACAATATCATTTCCTGGATCAACAGTCGCACTAATACGATCTATATACGAACTCGTTGTAGAAAGATCATTAAAGAAATATTTATTAACTTTGTTTGTACCAATCGGAATAGACTTGTTACCATCAAAAGCATAAAAACCATCCTCTGATAAGTAGTAAGAAATACGACCATAGTTGGTGATACCACCTGGTACAAATGCACCAAATCCCGATTGAACCTTATCAAACTGAAAGATAAAGGGAGTGCCTACATATTGCATACGATGAATTGCTTTTTCTGTAAAGACAATTCCATATTCTCCACCGACTATTCCTTGTATTGCACCATGATCACCCACAATATCTTGAAAGTCAGATTGAGTAGTTTGAGACACAGTAAAATCTGTAGGATCATTAAGGGCAGACCAACGTACTCGTTGTGGTTGGTTTTCATTATAAGCAGTAACTAAGAACTCTCCAATCACTGTGACGTATTTAGCTTTTAATGTTGTTAGGTCACTAAAAAGAGTATCAGTTCCTATTTCAAACTTTTGTAGATTTTCTGTAATGGTAGAAGCAATAATATTATTACCAAAGATTGTAAACTGCCAAGCATCAGAAGAACCTAAACTATATCCCCCTACTTTAGAAACATCATCCCAAGTAGCACCATCCAACATATAGAGTTTGCCTACATCTCCTGCAACAACTTTAATCGTATCAGTAGTAGAACGAGCAGCAAATAATCCTCTTGCTCTGTCAGTAATAGCATCAGTAAATGTTTCAATAGTCGGTAAGGGTTTATATCCTCTTGCGTAAGGAATACAGTTATTGGCAGTTAATAATCCTGGATTCTTAAAAGCAGGTTGATCAACTAATAATTCTTCAAATTTAATAGTAGGCATTTTGTATCTCTGTTGTTGTCTCGCTTGTTGATGTTAATTCTGACCATGTCTCACTAGCATCCGAAGTTAAAGGAGTATAACTTTCACTAGCAATCGATGTTTGTGTATCCCAAATCTTTCCAATAATTCTAGAAGAAAAACTAACACTAGCTGCCATAGTAACGCTTGATGTATTGTTCCCTCTAATACGAATATAATCAATTAAGGTAGTAGCAAAGCCAAAGACTCCACTTCCACCAATTCTTTGTCTAATGGCAGTCGCAGTAGCACTAATAGCAGAACTAATAGAAGAGCTAGCAATCCGTTGTCTAATCGCATCTAAGGTTGTTGTAACAGCAGAGCTAATGGAAGCAGCTCCATCTAAAATAGCATCAGCAGTTGCACTCACTGTAGCAGCGGCACTAATACTTGCATCAGCTATTCTTTGTCTAATAGCACTTACAGTGCTTGTCGCACTCGAAGAAGCACTAGCACTTCCATCAAAAATAGTAGCAGTCTGCCAAACAGAACTATCTAAAGAAAAAGGAATATCCTCAATGGATGTATATCCAAAGAGTGTATCTAATTCTTCAAGAGTAAATGGCCCTGTTTGATCTGCCATCTTATGCTACTGTAATACTTAAATTACCTGAGGCTACTTTAAATACGTCTCCTGCTGCTATAGTTTTTGAATCTGTTAATGCACCATGAAATAATAAGTTACCTGCGGTTGAGGCATCAAATATTCCAAAGTGTGTTACAGTTCCAAAACCAGAACCTGTTGCTTGACTAAATTCAACATCAGCACTATTAGAAGTTGTACCACTAGAAGCAGAACTAAAAGCAATACTTTGTCTTGCATAGTTAGTACCACTAGTAGAAACTTCTGTACCACTTCCTGCATCAGTAGGATCTGTTGTGAATAAAGCCAAATAAACAGTTGCTGGAGCAGAGGTAGAGGCAGTTCCTAGAAAATGATCTAGTACCTTATTCTCTAAATAATCACTTGCTGCTGACATTGTTTTTTCTCCTTATGGGTTTGCTGAGTCTGTTCTCATAGCAAAAGCAGTACGCCCAGAATATCTGCCTTGCTCGTCATCTCGGATGACTAGTTGGACTGCCTCATTATAAAGACTAATCCATGTAGTTAGTCTTTCATCATTCATTATATAGGGTTGTGCTTCCACTAACGCACCATATAAATAAACTTGAGGGTAATTGGTTAATAAAAAATTAGTAGTATTGGAATCAGAGAGTGCAGGTATCTTACCAAAGTAAGTTAATTTTAATGTATAAACAGAATCAGGAATAGGGTTTAATTTAAATTCACTCCCCATAATTGTATATTGTTGAGGTTTACCACTAGCTTCTCGTAAATTATCTAATTCAATTTCTGTAGGATTAACATAAGTTAAAACAGTATTAGGATCACTGTCCACATAGAATTGTACTGTCTCTAAAAAGTCATTAGGTAAATCAACAAACGCATCATCAGCAGTTGTATCAGTCGATACTCTTTTTTGCATTGCACGTAGTCTTAATACTCGATTTAACTTAGATTCTGTTAAAGTAATAAAATCTTTAATAGGAGCAGTTAAGTCTGTTCTATTAAGATAATTTGCGATACTTGTTTGCAGTTCACTGTAAGATGTTAATGCCATTAGATTTTCTTATCTGTTACCTTTAAATATTTATTGTCTGGATCATTTAAGAAACGAGCAAATGCCACACGATCTTGGACTTTGCCTGTCTTAGAGATAATCCCTGTTTTTTGCATATTATAAAATACTGTTAAAGGAATACTTGCAACATACTTAAAATCTTTATGTTTGTTGATGTCGTGTTTTTGTAATTCCTTATTACGATCTATAATCGGTTTTGCATCAATCTTATCCTCGATGTAATATTTATCAGCAGCTTCATCAATATAGAAGTTGGTTTCAATCACATCACCAGGATTAGATAGTTTTAATTTTTTAGCCATTGATTGCTTTGTTGATCATGTCTTGGATAGCGTCTTTTTGATTACCCTTTGTGATCATCATTTTATTTGCCTTTACTGTGTTTCTTTTACTGATCTTTGCTTTACCGCCAGTGTGTGGGCCATCTTGCATTACAACAGATTTCTTAGAACCTTTTGTATAGGATGCACCTTTATCAAATACTTTCATTATTGCTCCTTTGTTTTTAGTAGGGTGGGGGAAAATCCCCCTACCCTTTGATTATACTATATTACTTATGAAGTTGTACAGTCAGCGACAACACCAGAAGCATCACCATTTCTTGAAACAAGAGTGTACTCAGCTAAGAGTAGTCTCTTATCGTTATCACCAGAAGATGCTAAATCTTTGGTCTGGAAAGGGCGAAGGAAAGCACACTCGAACATGTCGGATTGCAATACAAACGCATCTCTTTCTCTTTGGAATCGGTTAGGCACTACGCTTAACTCACCAAAGTCTGATACATAGATATCAGCAGTAGCAACGATAGTTCTATCTTCCACGTTCTTGTACTTAGTAGCAGAACCTGTGAAGCCTGAGAACTTCTGTTTGTTGAATGGGCCAACCATAATCATATCTGGATCGCCACCATCTTGATAACACTCAAGAATTACTGCCTTCAGATTATCTTCTGAGAAAGCAACAAGTGTATCAGCATCAGTAGCAGTATCAGAACCATCACCAGTTGGATCAGCACCTGCGGTTGATGAACCAGCAGAACGTACTGCGTTAGTTAACCATGAAGGTAAACCAGCAAGAGTTCTTGCAGTTGAACCAGTACCAGCAGCAGCAGCTTGGTTATTAGTTAAGATTGACTCCATGTCTCTCTTTAACTCTTTACCCATTTTTGCTAGTTGGTATGCTAGTTCGTCATTTCGACCTGCTGAGTTAACAGCACTGTTTGTTCCAGATACAACAACTGTCTTTCTTGAAATCTGACAGTAGTTTTGTACTCTGGTTGTAGCAGCTCTTGAATCAAAAGATGCAACATCGTCACCTTCGACTTGTGCGTTAGATGTTGATGCAGCAGCTAGTGAATCTTTCTGCCATTCGTGTTTTACTTGATCCGCAGTTCCTTTAGCAATGTTAGTCATAAAAGGAGTCTCAGTAGGACTGATTGAATAAATTACATCCTCGAGATCTTCTCTTATACCAACTCTGTTATGGGCGGACACTGTATTTGTAGGTACAGCCATTTTAGTCTCCTTTATTTAGTTGTTTATAAGAATTGCTTTAAAACATTAGCAGCATCTCTCATAGATCCTGTTTGTTTTAAGCGAGATTTTAACGACTTGGCTTGTTGACTGTCTTTGTTGATTGTCTTTTGTGTTCCGCTACGTACCATCTTCGGCACTGTTTTGGATTGTTTCGCAGAGATTTTTGAGTTCATCATCTTATCATAAAGCATCGCTTTCTTGGCAATCACGAATGATCGATGATCTACCATCATGTTCAACTCTTGATCTGAGTAGCCTTCTTTTTTAAGATAACTCGTCATGTCTTTGCGTAAGCCTTCACCTTTAACAGGATCAACATACTCGGGCTCTTTATCAGCAAGGAGTTGTTTTTGTTGTTCCAAGTATTGATTGAATACTTTGGTCTGCTCTTGCTGTTGCTCTGCTAAAGCACGTTGACGTTCTGCCTTAATGGTTTCTAACGCTTTGGATTTATTCTCAACTTCAATCTTTTTGCGATGATATTCATCGGGATCAGTTTCATATAACTTTGCCCAATCAATGTTCGCATCAGGTTTCATTGAGTTTTCAATCTCACTTAGACGTGTCGCATAGTCTTGTCGTAGTTTTGCCACCGCATCGGACTCGGACTTCGCTCTGTTGACTTCCTCTTCTAAGAGTCGTCTTTCATCAGCTAGTTCCATTGTCTTTCTTCGATAGTCTGAATCTCGTTGATAACCAGACATGAGTTCATCGAGGGTAACTTCAACAGGTTTGCCATTTACTTTAATTTCGTATTTGGCTTCCTCTTCTTGTGCCTCTTCACTATAGTCCTCAGTTTGATCTTCGGATTGACTTTGTTCTTCAACTTCCTCAGTTTCTACTTCACTCTCGTTAGCCTCGTAAGGCTCGTCTTGTGTTGCTTCGACTGATTCTGTTGTCTGCTCTTGGCTCTCGTCTGTGGCGTTTAACAAGTTAGCAAATGCAGATTGTGCTTGATCTACAGTATTGTAGATAGGTCTAGATTCCCCATTGGGATTGTCTATCATGGTATAATTACCTTTCTTTTATGATTATTATTTGAGTTGTTCAGAAGCTAGTTTTCCAGTTTCCATTTCTGAAATTAACATTGCTTCGAACTCATCGATAGCCTTGACTAGAAAGAATATTTTTTCACGACCTTCAACGTCTCTCAGGGGTGAGTTCTTCCATTCAATGTCAAGTTTATTCCTGATTGCTTTCAAGGAATCTTGTAATAGAGGATTCTCTAAAATATCTTTAGCTTGTTGTCCTCTAGAAATTTGTTTGTTTAAATCCAATTAGATACCACCTCTAATTCGACTACCTGTAGAAATATCTTTTTTAACAGATTGACTTCTTCTTTGTGCTTCTCTTGCTTTTTCTCCAGCAGATTGACCTCTATCTTGTTGTTGAGCTTTTTTATATGTTTGTTGAGCAGCTTGTTTTGCAGCAGCTTGTTTGGCTGCTTCTGCTGCCGCTTGTTGTGCTGCAGCTTCTTGTTTCCTTTGAATATCTAATTGTCTTAGACGTTCTGCTTCCGCAGCTTGTTGAGCAACAAGATCAGCTTGTCTTTGTTTTTCTAATTCAGCAGCTAGTGCTTGTTGTTGTTGTAACTTTTGTTGAGAGACAACATCTATTTGTGGAGTTGGTAAAGCATAACCAGGTCTTACTATCCCTGTAGGTGCAGCAGGTTGAACAGTAGGTTGAACCATAGGATATCCAGGTCTAACGATACCTGTAGGAACAGAGGATTCCGCAGTCGGTTGTACTATTTGGCTAGGTTGTGTTGGTGAACCAAATGGATTAAAGCCACCACCTTCAAATCTAGGAGTAGTAATAGTTTCTGTATAGCTAGGGCCTAAACCAAAAGCATTTAATAATCCAATGACAGGAGAGAATTGCATCCCTTTTCTAACTAGGTCTCCAATAGTGCTTCCTATAGTTGGTTGGTAATCGCCTTGTGCAGCAAATCTCATTAACTCTGTATTGACAGTTGGTATTCTATATTCTCCAT